AGGCTTATCTTTATTATTATAGCATATAGCTAGATTTAGTAAAGGCATTTTTCTAAACATACCAGTAGTAGTTGGATTGATAGCAATAACAGGAGTAGCATCATCAGAAGAAAATGTTCGTTCTATTGAGTTAATTGCTGAAGTTACCTGGGGCATCTCAGACCGCTCCGGAGCGCTAACTTTACCGTTAAATGTTTTGGATAAGTTGTGTGCAAAATCAATAGCAAGATTGACTTCCTCTATGCTAATGAAATAACCGCTATGGGCAACCTTAACTTTATCTCTCTTTAAAATATTCAATGCTTCGCCTAACTGCTCTATAGTTGCTTCTTCTGTAGTGATATTCACCACGGCTGTAACGTTGCCTAGCTTTCGATTTACAATAGCTTCGACTATGTTGTTTTCGTGTTCAATATAGTCTTGATCGAAATGCACTAGTCCTAAATCATAACGGCGATCCATGTATATAAACATATTGTCATCACAAGGTTCGCCAAACTGTTTGTGCATCTTTTCAATAGCAGTCTCAGGAATGTTTTTAATTTTATTATTATAAATTCCAGGCACAACTGATTCTAGATTGTTGTACATATCTCTTAGCTGTTCAAATCGGTCTAGTAAATCAGGTTCGATTGTAAACTGATGATGCTGTAGTATGTTTACTATATGAAAGCAACTTTCATCTGTAAACTCGTAGTAATGTAATGATTGTTTTTTGTCGTCGTGTTGATGCCATTTTTTACAAGTCTCAATAAAGTTAATAAGCTTTTTATTGAATACATATTTTATTTCTAACTCGTCGTTATTGGAAATTTTAACACTTCGTTCTCGATCAATTGTCCTAAGCGGGTACTTTAGCAGAAACTCTTTCGCTGAACGAAATTTAAACAAGTCACTGTATAGGTCTAGTTTAAGGCAAGCTAAATGATATTGGCGATCAGTTAGTGCTAATCGCTTACTGTGAATCTGCTGAGCAAAACTAGCAAATAGCTCTTGATCGCTAGGCGAGACTTGATCGTGCGCTGCGGCGTCTTGAATAATATCTTCGATATACATGATATCATAATATATTATTTTAGGTGACTTGTCAAGTAAATTATTGGAATACCTTGTTGAATTTCTGTAATGTCATGCTCAACATGCGCATAGTCATTTAGCCATTGTGTTCTATCAGGCTTTATTGGATTCTCAATAGTGCTGTAATCGTGATTGCCTACGTCATACGCTAAGCTGCTTGGGCCTACAAATACAGGTATGCCTTCTATTGCTGCTTCAATAGCAGGGTTGCTTGACCAGTTGACCACTGCCCATGCTTGCTTACAGTTAAAATCAAAGTCGTCATATGTGCCTTTTAGCTTCGCGGGTTCTTGTACTCGAACGTTCTTAAACTCGTATTGAATACCAGACATTCGACAACGTGGATGCGAACGTACAATAATTTGTCTATCAGTGTAACCTCTAATTTCTTCAATAGTATTATACACCCAAGTTGAAAGCGAAGGCATGTTACACCACTGTTCGCTTTTATCGTGCTGCGTTACTAATAGTATGTTGCCGTCTTGATTGTCACGCCATGGCTTTGCTCTTAGGTCAAGAAGGTGTTTGCGTGCTCCGTCAAAACCGTTAGGGGCAAAGTAAGCGTCTCTGTTTACGCCGTTAACACCCACTTTCCAATAAGTGCCACGCTTTATATTGCCTACTTCAATTACAACTACTGGTTTATTTTGTGCTCGAGCCTTATCCCAAATCTCTCGATTCTTTGCCATGCGGCCGTGCCATAGTACGCTCCAAATAACGTCAACGCCGTCGGTGCTATTGTGTACTACGTCGTGGCCTAGTTTTCTTGCGCCCATCTCAAACGCTTTGAATACAGGGGCGCTGTTCATTGCGCCATGATTTGTCCATAGATTGAATTTCATTATTAAATACCTTACAACAGAAAGATGTATGATGAAAAATATACAAGTACTTACCACTTTTCATAAGCCTGGGTTAGATCTTTACGGTCAAAATTTTATTACCAGCTTTGAACAAAAAGTCGATAAACGTATTAAGCTTTTGGTTTACGCTGAAGATTGCGATCCTGTCATTACTGATCCTAATCAAGTTATAGTTTACGATGCTAAAAAAGAATTACCTAAACTTGTAGCATTTAAAGACAAATGGAAGGACAGTCCCAAAGCTAACGGTGTGCCGCCGGAAGATATCAAGGCAAGGCGTCCACGAGATTGGCATAAAAAGTTTAAATGGGACGCTGTACGGTTTGCGAACAAAGTATATGCTGTGCTTGACGCTTGTGAGAAATCAACAGACTGGTGTGTATGGATGGACGCTGACACGCTGGTTCATACTGAATGGAGTTATGATGACTTTGCTAAGTTACTGCCGGACAACCAGTGGCTCACGTATGTAGGTAGAGGAAAAGGCTCTCAGACCTGGCCCGAGTGTGGATTTTACGGTATGAACCTAAAAGATAAATCCTGTATCAAGTTTCTTAAAGAATTTGAAAGAGTCTACGAAGACGCAGACAACGGCATTTTTAAATTAGAAGAATGGCATGACAGTTTTGTATTTGGTGATATTTTAAATAAAATGAAAAAGCACGATCCAAATGTTTTAGACTACAGTGCTGAAATGTATTTAAAAGAAGCAAAAACCGGAGGCGGCGGTCATCCTTTAATTAATACAGTCTTAGGTACATGGATAGATCATATGAAGGGCGATAGAAAAGAAACAGGTAAAAGTTTACCTAAAGATTTAATTGTAAACAGAAAAGAAAGTTACTGGCAGTAACTACGCATATGCCTCCAACACGAACCGTCGTGTAATTCAGCAAACGTCCAATGGAACATACTAATGCGCTGGAGCCATTTTTCTCTATTAAACTCATCAGGTGATAGTATTTTAGATAAGTCAGTGTTTGCTACTTCAGCACACTGACTTTTTTGTGGGTCAGTTACAAATGCGTGATAGCCCATTATAATTGGACCGACTACACTACTGCTATTATGATTAACAACAGCCCATGCTTTTTGTAAATCTTGTTCGAGCGGTATTCCCCATCTACTTACGACTACATCTTTATATTTAGAAAACATGCTATCTCTTAAATAACGTGGAGCATTTTTATCACCGGGATGTCCTCTGATAATTATTTTCATATCGGTGTGTTTTCTAAGTTCGATAATACAGTTGATTGCCCATTGCATTACTGAACTGTTGCCCATACTCCAACCGCCGTCACGCTGGCAACACAGTACAATATGTTTGCCTTTGTGTTTCATATCACTAAGCTGTATATTACAGTCACGACTAATTTGTTCCCAGCGTTTTGGATTAATACGATCGTCGCAGTAGTTGCCAGTAGTTGGAAAGATTCCGTTTATACTGTAACGAAGATAGTGATGTGGCTTGTTAGTTGCGTTGGCATACAAAAATAAATTACTGTCAGCAGTAATTACATGTTTGTTACGAATACGATCAATAAGCTGTTGACGAAGCGCTAGGTGCGAAGCTGTTTTACCTCGCTCATGCTGCCAGCCTTGAATGATTGCTACATCACAGGGCAAAGGCTCAAATCCTCGATGGATTAATCCCTTGTCGCCGTTGCGTGTTACTCCGTTAGCAAAGTTGGTTAATAGATTTAACTTTTCTTCGTTTTTGTTTTTAGGAGGAATAGTGCTAATATAGCTAATTACTTTCATTGACTATTCGCCAAGCAGTACCGTTACGTAATTCTCGCTCAGTAAACTGATTGTATGCTAAGTTTGAAAGATAAGAATATATTAAAGATGTATCAGGATATTCTATATTATCGATATTTTCTAAAGTGTTAGGGCACAACATAGAAGCAGCATTAGGTCCTAAAGCAATAGCAGGCACTCCGTTTATCAAAGCTTCTGTTGCTGCTATACTATTGTAAGTTACAAGGCAATGAGCGTCAGCTAACGCATCTTGTATTGTATTAGAATTTTGTCGTTCTGTCCGTGACTCAGGTTTCAGTCTCACTTCGATCGGCCTGTCTGTATATTTTTTTATTTCTTCTACAATATGTTGTGTCCAAGTTTTTGCATCAGGCATGTCAAAAATCATCATAACTTTATCACTGGGCGGACATATTAAAATTTTTGACCCAGGGTTATGCTTTTTAATTTTAGTGTTAGTGCGCACTAGTCTATCATCTGGTCTATCAATAAGCTCACTACTAAACTGTAAATTATTTTTAGTTAATCTATGATACATTTTTAGTTTAGGATTTCCAAAATACCCAGTGTCGATGTAATAGAAATCTCTATTAGTGTTCCAGCAATGCTGAATTGCTTCTCTTGATTTTTTACCTACACCTCTAATAATCAGTGCGTTGTCTGATTCTTTTTCGTCTTCCCAACTGCTTATGTATCCGTTACTTCCAAAGGCTAGCGAAGATAACACACCGTCGTATTCTAACGTCTCGCCTTTATGCGTTAGGTTAATTTCGCTAGTGTTAATAGCAGCAACTTTACTTTTCTTTTTCATATCTTCATTTACTTTTTTTTTAAAAAATTTATTTTCTGGGTCAACTAAGCTGTGTGTAAACTCAGTCACTTGTGCTTTGATATCATCAGAATAGTTAATATCAGATATTGTTACATCACGATTCCTAAGGTCTCGTATAGAACTATTTCTTTGGTCAAGTTCGCTTTTATAAAAGTCAATAGCTACGCTATTCCATTCAGCTGCGTATTCACAATCCTTGTAGTTATCAAACCACGGCCCACCTTCTGTGTAGTGGAGTGCTTTCGGCGCTCCGTCGTCTGGCTCATTATACCAACCAACTAACCAATTCCATTCGTGACTTATTTGTCCAATACTGCTATCTGGCAACCAAGAAAATCTGTGGAAGTGTGCACCGTTGAGGTTTTCATTATTAACATTATTTAAAGTTAGTTCATTTATATTTTTCGGATGCTCGCAGTTAATCAGCATCATACTTGACCAATTTTTCTTTGGGTAGATAGTTTGGAGTTTTCCGTCCATCTTTCGACCTGGCTTAGGAGTGTACTGATGCTGCGCACACATAATAGCATAGCTATCGTCAATCTGTTCTACAAGCTTTGCTACGTCATCTAGGAATAAAAAATCACAGTCAATAAACAATGCCCAACCTTCGTAGTCAGCAAGATAAGGTACTAGATATCTTGTAAAAGTAAATTCAGTACTTGCTAGTTTATCTGTAGGACGAGTGTATATACCTGTGTCTCTTAATTTGTGCTGCTTCAGAGGAATAATCTCTACTGGTATCGAAGCACGATCTTCGATACTCTTCTTAGCAACTTGGTAAGCAATATCTTCACGCCTGTCCCAGCCAATGAAAATTTTAAATGGGTTAACGTTTTCCATATTAGTTCCAACCAAAAATGTAATCTTTTCTTACATTTGTAATTTCTGTTGCTCCTAACGATCTTAGATAATCGCCGGCGCAGTAGTTAGTGTCTGCCTGCTGCTCGCATACAATAATAGGTTTATATTTTAGAATAGTTTCTGTTGCACCTTTGAGAACTTCAAGTTCGTGTCGCTCGCAGTCTATTTTAAATAATCCAAACTTAGGCAAATCTAAATCGTCTATGCGTTTGATTTGAATACTGCCGGAGCCAACAGCGCTAACAAAGCTTCCGCCTGTGTTTGAACTATCATACACCATTTCCACTACGGTGTTATCATTGCCTACTGCGTATTTGTGAATTTCAACTGGTAGTCCGGCAACATTTTTTTCTAAGCAAGAATACACTTGCTCTAACGGCTCATACGCAATTACTTTATTAAACTTCTGTGTTAGTGGCTTTGCCCATAGTCCTACATTAGCACCTGCGTCTACCGCAACATCAAAGTCAGTTACATACTTATATGCTTCGTCTCTTACGTCGTCTTGGTATTCTGGCGGACCTCCGTTATTAACACGTTTTGTAATTAGTCTTTCAAAATGGTTGTCGGTGTCGGGCATCCAATAATCAAATACTCTTTTCATTTTTACCTATCAATATTTTAATATACTATTTAACATCATATCCCAAGGCGTGGAAGTCATTCTGGTATATTTCATACAGTCTCTGACGATCGAACTGTAGTACATTATTCGATGACGGATTTATTAATGCCCCAGTAATTTATATTTAACTCGGGCCAGTGTATAATGTTTTGTTTAATTATTTCTTTATTATACACTATAGACTTGCGTCTTCCATACCAGCAACTCTTAACTTTACAATGTTAGTTATTTGCCATTGCTTTTGATCAAGACCTTTTAGAATGCCTAACCAGTTATTACGAATAAGCGCAAATTCATTTACAAGCTTTTCATAGTCGACTACATCAGCTTCGCCGTCGACGTATTTTTCTACATCGCGACTACTTAACGCTCGTTGGTAGTTTTCTAAGTACTTCTTAAAAAATTTACTACGTAATTTACGTAGTTCTATATTTAAGTAATTAAGAATAGCTTCGAGCTCTTGTAACTGATTAAAACGATACTCAACAATACCAGGCATAGCAGCAGAAGCTTTTTCTATGTTACCATAGAGTTTCACTTCTGCTCTAGCTTTATCTAACTCGTCGTTATAGAATGCTACTGCATCTGGGATCTTAGTTAAGTCTCGAGATATCTCACTATACCATCCCATTATTCAACTGGTCCTGTAAAAACTTCTACAATTACCCAAATCATCTATTCCCA